CTATTGACGAAATTAAAGCTAGAATTTTAGGCTTATCGAAAGATGAAGTCTTGAATGGATGAGATGCAAATTGAATGCAAAATTTGTAATCAATTATTTGCTGCAGATAAATTCTTGCATCTGCATTTAAAAGCTCATAAAATAAATACAGCTACTTATTATCAGAAGTATTTTCCAAGATATGATTTGCATTCTGGAGAAATGATTAACTTTAAAAATAAAGATCAATACTTTACTGACGACTTTAATAATAAAAATAATTTAAAAGCATATGTTAAGAATTTAGATCAAAGCAAATTACAAACATTTCTTACTTGTTTATTAAGTAAAAGAAAAGAACATAAGAATCTTGTATATGCTCCGACTCAAGTTGAGCTAAGATCTTTAATAATGCCATCAATTGTTACATTTGATAAGTATAAATTAGACTATTATGGTATATGCAAATCTATAGGTCTTAAAAATAAATTTCAATCTTATAGTGGAGAGCAGTTTAATTTTGAAGAATCTGAAGGCTATCAGATAATGGTTGATAGTAGAGAGCAAAATCCTCTTAGATTTAAATATCAACAGCAAGTGGCTAAATTAGATTTTGGAGATTATACTTTGAATGATTTGCAAAAATGTTGTTTTACAGCTGTTGAAAGAAAAAATTTATCAGACTTTATTGGTACAATTAGTGCTGGCTATGACCGATTTAATAATGAAATAGAACGAGCAAAGAATGCTAATTACTATTTAGTAGTATTAATCGAAGAATCAATAAATGATGCACTTTCTTTTAATTATTTGCCTCATATTTCAAAAAAGATTAAAGCTACTCCAGAGTTTATATTTCATAGAGTTCGAGAATTATGCCAAAAGTATGATAATATTCAATTTGTTTTTGCTGATGGTAGAAAAAGAACTTCAGAACTATTAGTAAAAATTTTAACTGGTAATTGTATACATAAGAAATATGATTTGCAATTACTTGTTGATAAGGGTATAATCTAGTATGTGGTATTGTAACGACAAATATAAGAAAAATTTGGTTGACTTTAATAAAGAATTATTAAAAATTGAAGGCACAATGCTGGACAAAGAAGCTAAGATAAGTTTAGCTAAATTCTTAAGAGCAAATTTAGGCTTGACTACAGAATTAATTAGTGGAATTAAACTAGCTCCATATCAAGAAGTAACATTAAAAGGATTCTTTAATCGTAATTTTAACATGTGTGTTTGGGGTCGAGGTTGTTCTAAGTCATTTATCGCTAGTGTTTATATTTTTTTACAATGTATATTTGAACCAAATTCTAAGATATTAATTGCTGGACCAACATTTAGAACTGCTAGAAATATTTTTACAAATTTAGAAAAGTTAGTAAATAGTAAAGAAGCTCAATTGCTTCAACAAGCTTTTGGAGTTAAGAGTAAAAGAAATGACTTATTTGAATGGGAGATTAATGGTGGAAATATTGTAGCTATTCCTCTCAATGGTGAAAAAGTTCGAGGATTTCGTGCTAATGTTCTTGTTCTTGATGAGTTTCTACTTATACCAGAAGAAATTATTAAAAATGTTCTTATGCCATTCTTGGTTGCTCCTCAGAATATGAAAGAACGTATTCAAATCAGAGAAATGGAAGATAAATTAATTGCTGAAGGGATGATGAAAGAAGATGAAAGAATGATATTTCCAAACAAATCAAAAATGATTGCTTTATCTTCTGCTAGTTATACATTTGAAAATCTTTATAAAACATATCAAGAATGGGTTGCCAATATTTATTCTGATGAAGCCGTTAGAGATGCTACATATTTTGTAAGTCAAATGGGATACGAATCTCTGCCAGAAGAAATGGTTGATAAAACTATTATTGAAGAAGCTCAAGCTGGTGGATTGAGTCATAGCGGTTTCTTACGAGAGTATTGTGCTCAGTTTACAGATGGAAGTGATAGCTATTTCTCAGCAAAGAAAATGCATGAATGCACGATCAAAGATGGTGAAAATCCAACCTCTAAAATTTATGGCGATAAAGACAAAAAATATATATTAGCAATTGATCCAAGCTTTAGCAATAGTCCAAGTTCAGATTATTTTGCTATGAGCGTTTTAGAAATTGATGATGAGAAGAAAGATTGTATCATTGTTCATTCTTATGCTGTAGCTGGTGGAGATCTTAAAGATCATATCTTATATTTTCATTATTTATTAAATAATTTTAATGTAGAGATGATCATTATCGATAATGCTGGATATCAATTTATTGACTCTGCTAATGAAAATGAATTATTTAGAAAATCTGGAATTAACCTTAAATTCTTTGATGTGAATTCTGACGCTGAAGGAGTAGAGTACGACTTAATGTTAAGAGATGCAAAAAGACAATACAATAAAGAAACAAAAAGAATTTGCTTCAAACAAGTATTTACTACTGAATTTATCCGTAAAGGAAATGAATATCTTCAAGCAAGTATAGATCATAAGAAGATATGGTTTGCTAGTCGTATATCTGCAAATGGAGATTCTTTTGGAAGAGTCACTGGAAGTAATATAAATATAGAAAGTACTGGGTTTAATAATTTGATTGATTTTATTGAAAATCAAGATGATATGATTTATGCAACAAAGAAAGAATGTAGTTTAATTGAAGTCAAAAGTACTAGTCGTGGTCTTCAATCATTTGACCTACCACAACATCTTAAAAGAAATACTAGTGCTAATAGAGCAAGAAAAGATAGATATACTGCTCTTATGCTTGGCAATTGGGCAAGTAAGATATACTACGATATGACTAAAATTGAGAATAAAGTGGAAAATGATACATTTACGCCTATAATGTTAAAATAGGTGTAATATTTAAAAATAAACAAAAATGGCTAAAAAACTCCAAAAAGACGAAAAATTAACAAACTATACAACTGGCGAGCCTTTGATGGCTATAGCAGGAATGAAGGAGATTAAAGCTTCTGATAAGTCTAGAAGGAACAGATCTGCTACAATAGAAAGAACAGATAAATACGCTAATATTACAAATGGATTAATACCATTTAATAGATCTTCTACAAGTGTTTATAGTTCGTCAAATATGGACGTAAGAGATGCAGTCATCTTATGTCAAAAGGCTTATTATAATTTTGCAATATTTAGAAACACAGTAGATTTAATGACAGAATTTAGTTCTAGTAAAATTTACTTTAAAGGCGGAAGTCAAAAGAGCAGAGATTTTTTTGAAGCATTATTTAATAAAATTAATCTTTGGAGTTTTCAAGATAAGTTTTTTAGAGAATATTATCGTTCTGGTAATGTATTTATGTATAGATTTGATACAAGCATTAAAGAAGATGATTTAATTAAAATTACTCAAACATTTGGAATTAGTAAAGCTGCTTCTGTCACTTTACCAGCTAGATATATAATAATTAATCCAGCAGATATTCAAATTGCTGGAAATATTAGTTTCGTTACAAATAAATTTTATAAAGTATTAAGCGATTATGAATTAGAAAGACTTCGTAGCCCAAGAACAGAAGAAGATAAAGAAGTTTACGAATCTTTACCTCAAGAAGTTAAAGACAATATTCAAAAGAAAGCTAATGTAGCGATCATGCCATTAGACTCTCATCGTTTAGTCGCTGTATTTTATAAGAAGCAAGATTACGAACCATTTTCCGTTCCAATGGGATTCCCAGTTCTTGAAGATATTAACGCTAAAGCTGAAATGCGTAAAATGGATATGGCAATTGCTAGAACAATGCAACAAGCAATTCTTCTCATAACAATGGGAACAGATCCAGATAAGGGTGGTATTAATCAAAAGAATCTTGAAGCGATGCAAGCTTTATTCCAAAATGAAAGTGTTGGAAGAGTTCTTATTGCAGATTATACAACAAAAGCTGAATTCGTTGTTCCTCCAATTGCTGATCTTCTTGATCCTAAGAAGTACGAAGTCATAGATAGAGATATTCAAATTGGTTTAAATAATATTCTTATTGGAAGTGAAAAATTTGCAAATACAAGCATTAAAGTACAAGTTTTTGTTGAAAGACTAAAACAAGCAAGAGAAGCTTTTATTAATGAGTTCCTTGCACCAGAAATTGTTAGAATGAGTAAAAGTCTTGGATTTAAAAATTATCCAACACCATACTTTGAAGATATAGACTTAAAAGACGATATCCAATATTCTAGAGTATATAATAGACTCATGGAACTCGGGATATTAACCCCAGAAGAAGGTTTGAAAGCTATTGAAAGTGGTAGATTGCCAGATGCAGAATCTTCAATTGAAAGTCAAAAGAAATATAAAGAACTTAGAGATCAAGGATATTATCTACCTGTTATTGGTGGAAATCAACAAGCTGGAGGAAGACCAACTGGAAGTACTGGAACTCCTCAAGCGACAAAAAATGTAAGCCCTATTGGTACTGGTAAACAATCTAAAGCAGAATTTAGTGCTAAAAAAGTTGGAGAGAATTTTGTACTAGCCTCTAAACTAGAAGATCATGTCACAGATTTGATTAAACAAAAATTCAATATAAAGAAATTAAGCAAACAACAAAAGAATATAGTTAATGATATATCTAAAATGATTATCTCAAATGAGGATTCAGTAGGATGGATAGAAAATGCTGCAAGTTACGTTGAAAATCCTATTGACAAAAATAAAAATAATGTAAATGAAGTAATTGAGATTGCTGAAAATCATCAAATAGACACTTATATCGCTAGTATATTAAGAAATAGTAAAGTTTAATTTAGTTTTTAAAAAAGCTACACATAAAAAACTTAAAAATAAAAATTGTTAATAAGTAGATTTTTTTTACTTTTATTTTCTATAATAAAGCTGTAATATAAGATCTACTCTTGAAACATGAACAAATCTATACTAGTTAAAAAAAGAAATGGTGCGTCTGAAAAATTTGATATAGAAAAAATCAATAAGGTGATCAAATGGGCAATTGATGGTCTATCTGGAGTAAGTCTCACAGACATAGAAATAAACGCTAAAATTAATATGCACGAAGGAGTTTCTACTGAAGAAATTCATAAACTTATAATAGAGAGTGCAGCAAATTTAATTAGCGTAGAAAGTCCAAACTATCAATATGTAGCTAGTAGACTTTTAAACTACCAATTGCGTAAAGATGTATGGAAAGGCAAACATGCACCACGACTAATAGAATTTATACAAAATGGTATTAAAAATAAAATTTATGATGCAGTTATTCTAGAAAAATACACCGAAGATGAAATTAATAAAATGGGCGAATTTATTGACCATGAAAGAGATTTTGTATTTACTTATGCTGGAATAAAACAATTATGTGATAAGTATTTAATAAAAAATAGAACAACTGGAGTAATTTACGAGACTCCACAATTTGCTTACTTATTAATATCTGCTTATGCTTTTATAAATTATCCAATAGAAACAAGAGTAAATTATGTAAGAAAATTTTATGACGCTATTAGTAAGCATAAAATTAATCTTCCAACACCAGTAATGGCTGGAGTAAGAACAAGTAGCAGAAATTACGCTAGCTGTTGTTTAATTGGAGTAGATGACACAAGGGAAAGTATTACAGCTAGTGCTACTGCTGTTAGTATGGCTACTGCTAATAGATGTGGTATTGGAATTGATGTGAGTAAAATTAGAGCTATTGGCTCTCCAATTAAAAACGGAGAAGTTGTTCATACTGGTTTAATTCCATTTCTAAAAATCTATGAAAGTAGCGTAAAGGCTTGGCAACAGAATGGATTGAGAGGTGGTAGTGCAACTTGCAATATTCAATGGTGGCATTATGAGATTGAAGATAT